CGGCAAGGCAGTATCAAAAAGCATTTAACGAGGGAACTTATAGCCCTGAAGAAGTTGATAAATTTGTTGAAAGACTTGCAAGTAAAGCAGAAAGCAGTGCTCAATATCAACAAACAAGTCAGCGCTTAGAAAATATTGCACAGCAATCTCTTGAGTTAAGACAACAATTAGCAAACCAAGCCAAGGCTGATGCTGGAGGTTCAGAGAAGGTTCAATCTAGCAAAGTTACGCCCGATGGAACAGTTGTTTTGGTTATGAAAAATGGAACAACCAAGGTAATTAGTCCTCAAGGTGAGGCACTTACAGGTCAAGCTAGGGCTGATGCAATTAAGGCATCAGAAGAATTTGGCGCAACTGTTCAACAAGACAGAGCGCAGGGCAGAGGTCTTGGTGATTTAAGTGCTAAACAAGTTGGTCAAGCCTTTGCAGAAGTTGGCAAGATCAAGAAGAATATTGGCAACATTGATGATGCTATTAAAGCAATCGATGCTGGAGCAAATACAGGTGTAATTGCAAGCAAGTTGCCAAATATAAGTGCGGCATCAGTACAACTTGCAAATATAAGGAATACATTAGGTCTTGATGTGATTGGCTCTGTTACCTTTGGCGCTTTGTCTGAGGGTGAATTGAACCTTGCCTTGGATACAGCGTTGCCAACCAATTTAGCACCTAAAGACCTTAGAAAATATTTGGTAGACAAGAAAACAGCACAAACAAAACTTGCTGGTTACTTGACTGAACAAGCAACTTACCTGTCAAAGAAAGGTAATAGTTTGGCTGGTTGGTTGGAAAAGGTTGAAAACCAAGCACCCCCTGCTGATGTGCGTGTTCGTAGACGTTAAACCCCATAAAGGAAAATAAAATGGCTGAATTCAATTATGAGGTAACCATCCCAAATAAAGGTGTTTTCGATGTCGAATCAGATCGTGAGTTGACAGAGGCGCAAGCATATAAATATGCCTTGCAACAGGCAGAACAAACAACTACTACACCTCCTGTTACACAAGAAGATTCATCTCCTATGTTAAGTGCATTTAGACGAGGGATGGATATTACGGCAAGAGCCGTTGCTCCTACAGCCGTTGGTGCTAGTGTTGGCGGTTACTTTGGTGGTGCTCCAGCGGCTTTAGCTGGAAGTATGTTAGTGCCAGCTGCTGATGTAGTTGGAAGCGTTGCCAATCTTGCAATGTCTCCATTTACAGATTACAGATTAATGCCAACATCTCAAGGTCTTCAGAACTTAATGACCAAGGCAGGGCTTAGTGCTCCTCCAGAAGAACAGACAGCACCTGAAAGAGTTGCTAGTGTTGGATTAGAAACATTAACAGGCGTTGGAACACAAGTTCCAGCATTGACAAAGTTAGCCACTACAGCAGGAACACAGGCTGGTAGAGAGTTAGCCGCAAAAATGGCTGTAGAGCCAGCAACTCAAGCGACTGTAGCACCAGTGGCATCAATGGCTGGTCAAGGTGTTTATGAGTTAACAAACAATCCCATTGCGTCTTTCCTGACAACATTAGGGACTTCAATTTTAGGTATAAAAAGACCTCAAACACAACAAGCTGTATCAGAAGAAGCAATGGGAAAGATTGCTCAACAAAGGTATGACGCTTTAGATCAGATGGGATTTAAATTCAAGTCTCCTGAATTTGTTGCTGATATGAACGATGTTGCAAAAAATTTAAGGGCAGAAGGATATACACCAAAAGCATATCCAAAAATTGCTGGTGCAATAGAAGAATTAACAAGTTCAACTCAACCTAAAGATTGGACTGAGTTACAAGCCTTACGCAAAATCATTCGTGGCGCTCAAAAGAGTACAGACCCTGAAGAAAAGCGTTTGGGTTCTATTCTGCTTGATAGGTTTGATAACTACTTGATGAAAGTAGATCAGACAAAAGTTGAAACTGGTGACACAAAAGTTATGAGTAAGACTTGGGCTGAAGCAAGAGATGCTTATTCCAAGATGAAGAAGTCCGAAATCTTTACAGATATGCTTGAAGAAGCAAAACTAGATAAGAGCAAGTTTACTCAATCTGGCGCTGAGAATTCAATGGCAACTCAATTAAGACAACTTGCCAAGAATGAGAAAAGAATGGCAATGTTTACATCAGAAGAAAGAGATGCAATTAGAAAGGCGGCTCAAGGAGATAATGCCCAATATCTCTTAAAGTTCTTTGGGAAATTTGCACCTACTGGTGTAATTACTGGCGGTGCTACTGGCGGTATTGTTTATCATGACCCATTCACAGGCGCTGTAATAGCCGCATCAACATTGCTATCAAAGGCTGGCGCTACAAAATACAGAATGAATACTATCGAGGAGTTGGCAAATCAAATGCGAACTGGTAGCAAGCCTGTGGTTACTGGTACTGCAACAAGAACTTTACCAGCACTAGCAACTCAAGCTGTTATTCAATCGCCTAGTTTATTCAATCAAATGCCAGCAATTGATATTTTGCGTGAGCGTAGGATACGAGAGATGCAACAAAGTCCTACGGCTAAAGGCTTATTCACTCAATAGGAGACTGAAATTGACCCCATCAGTATCTGCCTACTTGCGGCTGGCTTGGTTAAGAACATCCAAGCTGGCTGTGACCTTTACAAGCAAGCTAAAGAGTCTTTTGTCGAGATTAGGAACACTGCCAATGAAGTTGTCGCTATTGGTAAGGAAGTCAAAGGATTTTGGGGTTCATTGCGTAAACTATTTGGCGGTAGTCCCAAGCCTGAAGTTGCAAAGTCTGTATCAAAAGCTAAGAAGTCTGAGTATGTCGCTGTTGATGAAACTCAAGTCAAAGCTGACATCGTCAAGAACCTGACTGAGTTCTTCAAGCTACAGGAGCAGTTAGAAGCGCACATCAGGGAGTCAGAGGAGAAAGCTAGAACAGTTGTATTTGCTGATGATGTGAACTTGATGGAAGAAGCGTTAAACAGGGTTTTAGCGCAACAAGAGATGGAGAGGTTGGTAGTTCAGATCAGGGAGTGCATGGTCTACCAATCGCCCCCTGAGATGGGTGCTTTGTATTCTGAAGTCTTCAGCATGAGGGATATTATTGCTGGAGAGCAAGAGAAAGCAAGGAAGAAACGGGATGCAGAAGCATGGCAACGAAAGGAAAGGGAGCGTCTTCTAGCAGAAAAACAAGCGTATCTGTTGGTAGCTTTCCTCTGCCTCCTGTATCTATGGATGCTAATCGGGTTGGTAAGCAGGATTGGGAGAGTGTGATGGGATGGATTGCCGCTTGTGTGCTTGTAGTATTCCTGTTACCTATCATGGCTATGATTCTGCTGGAGACTCTTGAGGCAAAGCATGAGGTTAAGCAACAACTTGAAAAGGTTGAGAAGCTGAGAAGACAAGTTGAGAACTCTGAAAGGAAGAAGAATCGTGACAAAGAGCCTAATTCTGTTAGCAACCATATTGTGTTTGACAGGGTGCGAAGACCGATTTCGTTACCCTTGTCAAGACCCGAAAAACTGGAGTGAGCCAGAGTGCAAACCACCAATCTGTACCGCTACTGGTACTTGCCCTGAAATGTTAGTTAAACCCGAACAGGAGAAAAAGTAATGGCTACCATTGGATATAAACCTAACAATCGCCTTAACGCTGACGAGATTGAGGTCAGGGTATGGGCATTCGTTATCGTGGTCTTGGTGACCATTCTGCTGGCTTCTATGGGTATGTTCTTGTACTCAGTTTCGTTTGTACAACAGCCAATGAACGGCAGTATGGCGGCTATTGATAAGGTGTACACCCAACAAATCAGCACCATCATGGTTTTCATCACTGGCGTGTTGGGTGGTGTTGCTGGTAGGTCAGGCGTTAAGGCAATAGCCAATGCAACTGCCAAGGCTGAAGCCACAGACAACGATGAGCCGCCAGCACCATGAGCCTGTTTAATCCTTGGGTGCTATTGGGTATCTTGATGGCGGTGCTTTCTGCCGCTGGCAGTGGGTACTACAAGGGTAAGCATGATGAGAATACCCGCCAGCAAGTTGAAATAGCCGCCTTGAATGCTAAGGCTAGGGAAACAGAACAGCGTATGGGTGAGGTTGCCCAAACATATGGTGAAACACTAAGAAAGGCAAACAATGTTGCGAAAGTTAAAGAAGATAAGTTGCGTAGTGATATTGCCTCTGGCAAGCGCAAGCTGTTCATTCCTGTCCAAGCCCCCGACTGCGCCGTATCAGCCACCACAGATGCCCCCCCTCCCATTGGAGATACAGAAACAAGAGCCGAGCTTGACCCAAGAATTGCTGAATCTCTTGTCGATCTCACCAGCAGGGGAGACACCGCCATCAGGCAACTCAACGCCTGCATCGACCAATACAACGAAATGAGGAACATGAAGTGACCATATACATCCCCTTGCTGTACATCTGCTTGGGGGTTCAATGTGAGTTCTTCCAATCAGAGAGTTATACGTTAGATGAGAAAAAGTGTGAGCAGGAAATAACTCAGCAGAAAAGTGAGTTGATAAAGCAAGGTAGGACAGTGGAAGCAATTTGTGTAGATATAAACATCAAACTTGAAAGGCAAATAAATGAATTTGAGCGCAAACTTTACCCTGAAGGAACTAACCAAGTCCGATACAGCCACTAGGTTGGGTCTGGACAATATGCCTGATGATGCGGCATTGGAGAACTTGAAGACTCTGTGCGAAAAGGTGCTTCAGCCTGTTCGTGACCACTTTGGTAAGTCTGTTACTGTGAATTCAGGTTATCGTAGTCCTGAGTCAAATGCCGCTGTTGGTGGTTCTAAAACCTCAGACCATTGCAAGGGTCAAGCCGCTGACATTGAGATTGCTGGCATCGCCAATGCTGACCTCGCCCAATGGATTATGGATAACTTGGACTACACCCAGTTAATCTTGGAGTTCTACACACAAGGTATTCCCGACTCTGGTTGGGTTCATGTTTCGTATGACCCTAACAACCTCAAAAAGCAGGAATTGACTGCTGTTAAGGTGGCAGGGAAGACTCAGTATCTGCAAGGATTACAGGCTTAATAATACGCCTACAGAAGTGTTTAGGGGTGAGGTGTTCATATAAGATCACCTCACCGCATTTCTCACATAGCCAAGCATGACCCATATCTACAGTGGTCTTCTTCTTACCATGCTGACCATGTTGTCTGCCATAAAAGGTTCTGATCTTGCGTATCACTTACTCAGTTTAGCCTTTGAATAAACATTAACTTGTTGCTTAGATTCAAGTTCCATTTTAGCCCTTACAGCTTGACCCCATGCCCTACCCTGAGAAATCATCTTGAGTTCTTTGTCCCTTGACCAGATTGAGGGAGTGCCATCTTTCCAATCAAATGCGTTCTTAGGCTTGTCCATTTACGCCCCTTAGTTCCCATCCCAAGATAAAGTAGTTCCAACGGGTCTGAATTGCTGGAACTATGTATCTGCCTTTGACTTGCGTTAAGTCTGTATAACCTTTGGCAACCATCATTGCCTCAAATACTTTTTGTGCTTGTGTCATGTGTTCTTCTCCTTGAGTTTGGCTTCAATGTCACGCACCATTTCAAATATGGTTGAACGCCCCGCCCCTGTTTGAAAATCCTCCCAATCCCAGTAGCGTTCAACCTCATCATTCGTCAGCCCTACCCATGTGCGCTGTGGTGGGGTGGTGTACTCAATCTGAATGTTCAACTTATCTGAGCAACCACAGCGATGACACCGAAGCAACATATTGCTTGTTTTCAGTTTTACAACAGGCTCTTGCGTCTGTGCCAAGGATTCTCTTTCCTTGGAGGCTACAAGTTTGGCAAAGCGCACAATGTCTTTGTCAACACAAACAAACAACTCGCTTTCTTCTTCACTTGGCTTGCCATGCAAAACAAACTCTGCTTCCATAGCCATCTCAATAATTTCATCTTGTGTCATTTCTTATCCTTTATCCACAAACAATCAAAGCAGACAAGCATCATCCAGCGCACAAACCTGCTCGGCTCTTTGCCTTTGTTGGGGCGATAAATGATTCCAGTTAATCCAGGTCTGTTGCCAAACAAATAGCACTGCCATTCAGATTGCTCTGGCTGAATGTGAAATTTGTATTCAGTCATGTTTCTTCTCCTTAATCTCTTTCTGTATCCCTGCACTCATCTGCAAGAACATCCTCCACCACTTCACACCACCAAGCCTTACATACTCAGCGTATTCGGATTGGGTGAATCGAATATTTACTGATCTGCCTAGTTCTGTCTTCTCTTTCATGTCTTCATGTTCCTGATGTAAATAGCCAATGAATCAATCGTGTCTTTGCCAAAGCCAGTCATCTTCTCTACTTCTAAGGCGACTTCTTCAATAACGACATTGCGATAGGGGTTCGTTGAGATAGCGGCTTGTACTGCCCTTTTACGCCACAGGCTTTGCTTCTCCATCTCGTTGAATGCTTCATCTTCTTCAGTCATGCCCATACTCCTTTAGGTCATTGATGCGTTTGTAGAGCCTGAAGATTCTCTGCTCGTTGTAGTTCACCAAGGCTTGCGAATACTCAACTGAGGTTTCAGCTTGCATCTTGGAGTGCTGTGCCTCGACAAGCTCCTTTTGAGCTACCTCCATAGGAGTCTTTGCTCTAAGCAAATCCTTGACATACTTGATCGTTAGTTCTCGCCAGCCCATACCTTTTTCCTTTTCTTGATTTGAGTTGCGACAATGATTCTTTTGACTTTGCCGCATACATATTCGTTATCAGGTGTTCTAGTCCATGTCTCGCAGACTGGACACTTCACTCGTTTGATTGTGCGTTTATGAGATACAACACAAACCCGATGCAAACGCAAATTCCCAATACGAACCCTGAAATTCCCATCACGGCTACCCAAATGACTGTTTCCCACATTTGTCTTCTCCTTTGGTTGGTTATCTAGGGAATCAAAGTACATCAGAGTCAAAGCACAAGCAATGACCATGATGAACTTAATAAGCGTATTCATTTGCTTTCAGCCGCAAGCAAGTCCATCTCAAGAGACTTCATCTGCTCCTTGATGATGACCATCTCCTGCTCCATCAGGTCAATTTTCTTCTCAAGACGCTTTCTGGTGGTGCTCTCTGCATGAGTCCAGCCGATGAGTACAGCTTCATCAGCTACCTTGCTGATGAGTTGGATAATGTCATTGCGGCTCATAAAGCCGCCAACGATGCCTTTAGCTGGCGCTATGCGGTTCACCAGTTCGTTGATTTCTTGTTCCATACTCATGTGTTCTTCTCCTGAGTTAATTCATGCGTAATGCACAAAGCCAATATCAACAAAAAAGTTTTGATTGGTTGGTCAACGATGCTGACTCCAGCCAAAGCCATGACAACACCAACCACAGTTGGAAAAATAAAGAATCGTTTATTCATCATCATCCTCACTTTCCATGCTCTCATGTATTAATTGTTGTTTGACCAGCTCAAGTACACCAATGACTGTTGCCATGTATAGCGTTTCGTCATATTTGTGAATAGCCTCAAGTAAGTCATCAACCAAGCCATCAGCCAGTTTGCCTTGGGACAAGATCACGTTGACCACCATGCGGCTAAGAGGACAGCTAGACCAATGCCGATAGCAATGGCGGCGAGAATGTCGGGGATTGTTTCTTTCATGGGGTTGCTCCTTTAATAGTCTTGACCAGCACGGGCGGGTTGTGCGCCTAAGAACTCAGGATTCCAAGGTGCATTGTGGTTAAACCAATTTTTCTCACATTCCGCAAACTCGGTGACATACTTTTGCTCTTTGTCATCAAGAATGCAAGACATATCCATATCAATGGAAAAGCCAACTGCATCGCCACTACAGTTAACAATGCGAATATCCATAACGCCCATAGAAATGGCACGGCGTACTGTTTCCATAATTGCCTCTTTGCTATTGCATGAGTAAATTG